CCCCCGTAGCCCGCTCGCGTGTTGTCTGTGATGCTCTGAGGGGTTGTCTGCGGTGCAGGGCCAAGGCCCTGAGAGGTCAGTCCTAGATCAGACAAGACCTGATTGGCAGTGTTGGCAATGCTCTCGCGGGCATTGTTCGTGGACAACCACTTGGAATTGCTGCGCAGCTTGGTCTCGAAGTCGTATAGGGGCAACTGTGAAGGTACTGCGTCTTGGCCCTGAACGGTGGTGCTCTGTAGAGCATCACGCAGTGTAGAGTCAAAGAGGTCGATCTTGTTGGGGTCCATCTCCCACAGCTTGGCCTGCGCGGCAAGGTAAGGTGCCGCGATCTGTCCCACAGTCACACCCTCCTTGATCAGGTCTGCGTAGGCAGGGAATGTCTGCTGCGCAATAGTCTGAATTTCCGCACGCCGTGTCTGAAGAGAATCAGTGCCCGCCACAATGCCGGATACGGCACGCTCGACGTAATCATCAGTCAGCGGCACGCCCATCTCACGAGCATATTCACGGACACCAAGTTCCACCTGACCCGCGTAGCCACTGAAGTGGCCCTGCTGGGAGAGTTCCAGGTATTTGGATAGATATCCGTTGACCTGGACATCGCTCATGTTCGTGACAAGAGCCAGGTCAGCAAGGGAGTTAAGTCCGGTGGCGGACAGATGAACACCCAGTTTGGCAGCAAGTTCAGTAAGTTGCTGCGTCTTGTTCTGAATGTCCTGCTGATACTGTGCGGGGTCGGAATACTTCTCCGCAAGCATCTTGCGAGCACTGTCACTGTTGGCGCTCCACCAGTTGGTCTCTTGAAGAGCGGCCTGGAACTTGTCGGTAGACCAGGTTCCCGCTACAGCCTGACTGAAGATGTTGGCGAGTTCTGGGTCGGATTCCATGAAGCTGGCTGCCAGGCCGTAGTTCTCATTCAGCAGGCTGGAGTTGGGGGACTGGAGGCCCAGTGACCCGAAGAGGTCGTAGGTTGGTCGTGCGCTAGGAATGATCGCACTGAAGTCAGCCCCGTTCACCCCTGTGATACCGGATGTGCTTGCATGGAGCAGCCCACCATCACTGATGTTCGTGTTCACCACACCAGGCATGCGGCCCACACCTGTGATACGTGCTTCAGTAGAAACGGATACCACATGAATCGGGACACTTGGGTTGTCAGCCACCAGAACCTGACCATTACCGGCATACATACCCACATGGTCACTATTGCCGTTGTGGTCACTGTCGAAGAAGACCAGGTCACCCACCTGAGCATCTCCGATGGAGATGCGCCGCAGCGCAGCAAGCTGAGCGTTGGAGGTTCGGGGGATGCTAAGGCCGAAATGCTGAGCCCCATACCACATCAGGCCGGAGCAGTCAAAGCCGACAGAGGGGTCCTGACCGGCCCACACATACTTCTTCCCCACCTGCTGCATCAGAAAGTCGAGGAGGTCCTGCCCGTGCACCACTCCCATATGCTTGAACTCCTCATTCTGTGATGACGTATGCGACTCTGCAACGCTTTCGGCTGGCCTGGGTTCGACGACCGCAGGTCGTGCCTTGGACCTTGCAGAGATCTTAGAGGTTTCGAGGCTACGGGATAGCGACGGTTGGGCCGGAGGCTGCCATTCCGGAGGCAGGCGCCTGAAGTGACTTGATGAATGCGTTGAAGTAGGTTGTAGCACCCTGATAGGCGCCCTCTTCGGGGCTGGCGAGAGCCTGCTGACCGGCAAGGAACTGGACACCGCGAGTGCCAATACCGCGCTGAGAGACAACATTTGTTTGAGTGGACGTGCCACCAGTCGTTCCAGACTGATCCACCGGCTGACCTGTAGAAGGATCGACGTTGCCCGTGTTCGGACCCTTGTTGGTAGTCTCGAACTTGCCGGTGTTCTCCTGCTCCTGATAGTTGTAGATGCTGTTCAGGAACGCCTGGTATTCACCTTGCGTCGGGTTTCGTCCCATCAGACGGAAGTACGAGTCTGCGAGCGTACCCATAGCAGTAGCTGGGTCAACAAACGACTTGTAGATTGTTTCAGACTGTGAAGATGTTTCAGCAGTGTTGTTCAGGTTGCCTGTGCCATTGACACCGACATCGCCAAGCGACTGCTTGGCAGCTATAGAGTTCCAACCCTGCTGGGCAGCCTTGGCCAGAACAGCATCGGGGCTGTTCAGGTTAGAATCTCCACTGGGGTCAGCAAGCTGTAGTGCAGACTCCTGCACTACCAACTGCCACGCTAGGGCCACTTCAGCAGCGGAAGGAGATTTCTTAGAGGGAATCAGCCCAGCCTCATACATCTCATTGATGTACTTCTGGCGCTGAGAGGTGTTCTGGTACCAATCACTGATGGAGTTCAGCGCTTCCTGGAGCGTCTGGGTCTTCTTCAGTGTCTTGTCGGACTCGTCATAACCGCCACGAGTGCTAGCACTCGCAGTCTGCGTAGCAACCAAGCTGGAGTTCAGAGTAAGCTGGATCAGCTTACCGTTTACCGTGATGGTGGCCGTGGGCAAGCCAGTCTGCTGATCGGTCTGAATGTTCCCACTCTGCGGAAGCAGAGGACTATTGCTACCCGGTGCGTTGGGATTACCCGGATCAGCTGGGGCGGCCCCCAGCTGACTCAGAGAGCCCGGGAGAGTGGGGCTTGGATTCGGGGAGGGAGTAGGCGTGGTCACGAGTGCATGGGCTCCTTCCAGTCATCCTTGCGTAGATATCGATCGTAGAGTTGTGCAAACTTACTGTCTGCCTGCATCAGCTGAGCTACAGCGTTGTCGTGTTCCTGGGCCAGGTCCGCGTTGCTCTGAGCCGACAGGGTCTTAGCCTGACGCCGCTGCAAGGTGGCGTATACCACATCACGAATCTGAGAGTACTTGTGCAGAGACCGCACATCACTCCGGGTTGGGTTTGCCAGTAGAGTGGGGTCCTGGGCAATTTTAAACAGGCTCTGGATGCGAGTCATATACGCACTCGGGTTATACGCCCCGTAGTCATTGTAGAATGCAGGGTTGTACCGAGGGTCAGCGGGATCACCGGTGGCAGAGACGAAGTTGGAAAGGAGCGCCTTGACATCTCGTGCCCGAGGATCGTTGACACTCAGCAAGCCCCGTGCTTGAACCAAGGCCTGTGCCTGTGCGGATAGCTGCCCATACTGAGCCCATCCGGTACTGACCTGCACATGCTGAGCAGCCTCTTCAGGAGACAGCTTCTGTCGAAGCCCCTTGGCCACCTGCCAGTCGTACGCCATCTGGTCGAAGTTTCCATTTCCCTCAGGGCCCACAATCACGGCACCGAGTTCAGGGAACTCCTTCAGAATGCTTCCGTAGCGCTTCACAGCAGTCGACGCACCTACCGTAGCTGGAATGCCAGTAGGATCTGTGGTGAGCGACTGTGTGAAGTACATCCCCGCCTTGCCATACTTGTCGTAGAAGTTCTGGCGGGCGTTCTTGGGGTCCGCCTCCTGCATACGGTGGTATTCATCCGCAAGGTACTGATGGGGTGGAGCGGGCTTGAACCCCAGCGGAGACAGACGGTTGACGAACAGATCCATCACTGTGAGGTACTTGGCCTGTGTTTCGACATCACCCCAAGTGGGTGGCGCGGTGCGCTGCCCATTCAGGTAGTCATAATACTGCTCCTGGTAGATGGACCATACATTCTTGGCATACTGCGAAGACGCGTCAGGGGTGCCAACCAGCAGGTTGGACAGGGCCACAACGTCGTTGGCCCCGGAAGGAAGCAGCTCCTGGAGGCTGTTCTTGTCAACCATGTTGTTGAGCATGGATCGAACAACTACGTTGTTCATCAGCTCCGGGTGATCCTTGACGATCTGGTCGGCCGGAACGGTCACCAGAGGACCGAATCCAGGGTTGCCGATGGCATCCAGGTAGGTGGGAGAGACTAGCGTCTCCGCACGGATAGGTATGTCGTTGAGACCGCCGAGCGGCCCCGCCAGAGCCTTAGGCATGTGGAACACGAATGATGTCTCGTCCCACGGCGTGTTGACATCTGCCTTCTGACCTGTGCGGCTGTCGACGGTGAACGGTGAGTTCCATAGTAGGCGCTTGGCCTGATATGCTCGGCCTAGAAGTCCGGGATTCTCCATGATGAGCTTGGACCAAGAGCCCATGGCGTTGAACCAGGCGTTAAAGAATGGGCTGACAAAACGCAGTGTGTGTCCCATGTCGTTGAATCGGGACACATCATAGACAAGGTTCTTCAAGTCTGCGCGAGCACCCGCATGGGCGGCTGCTACCAGCATGTCCCGATCACTCTTGGCTAGGGCAGTCTGCCCGGTGTCCTTGATCCACGACTGGACATGGTCTGTCAGACGGGACTTGTACATCGTGTTGTACAGAGGGTGTCGGACGAGGATATCATCCGGGATGGTTCCCGTAACCTCCATCAGCCACTCTGTGGAGCGCTTCAAGATGTTGGTGGGGCCATCCCCACCATGGACAAGGGCTGCGATATTGGCGTTGATGTCAGGGCGCTCAGTTGCATCGGGCATGAACTGCTCGATAGTCTTGGCATTGAACTTGCCCGCCAGGGCCGCATCGCGCATTCCGTCGTATGGCAGATACTGCTTCACCATGGATGCGACTTCATTGACCTTGACATCGGGATCACCCACATGAAGACTCTTCATGTACGCACGCCCCGGAGAAGTGCCCTTCATCCACTCGGCAACCTCATCAAGAGGCTTACCCGCCACAATCTGCTTAGCCACAGGGTCCGGCATCATCTGATTACGGATGTAGTGGACATACGCGGGGGTATGTCGATCCGGATGTTCAACAGCGGAGATCGTGGCGAAGCCACGACCACGAATAGCCATCTGTGTCGCGTGGGTCATCTTGGAAGCACCATCAATGGTGCTCATGAAGGCAGGGTGGGAGCTGGACACCCAGCGGTAGTAGTCCCCATTGGGCCCACCGAATGCCTCATCCCAACGCTCAGAAGAGCCTGCGATAGTGAAGGTACGCTCACCCAGACGGTGTGCAGGTGAGATGAAGTCAAACTTCATCTTCCGCAACTGGTCATAGTAGATCTTCTTGGCGCGTACATCAGAAGCCTTGATGCGGACTTCCTCCGGTACAGAGACCCCAAGAGTCTTCTGCGTCTTGAACTGGTTCAGCAGACCCTCGTAGTCGTTCTTTGCAATACCCACCATCTGATCGTGCTTGGCCATGACGTTGTTCACGATCATGTTGTTGGTCAGACGGTTGCCGTTGTTGCGGAGGAAGTTGCCCACGCCATCGCCCAGATTACGGATAGAGGCAAGGGCACCAATCTTGGCAACACCACGGAGATAGTCATCACCGATGTGATTGAAGGCACGGTGACCGGTCATGAGAACGGCGGGCTTCCACATGCCATAGACGGAGTCTAGAACGTACCCCAGGGCGTCCTTGGAGGCCGCATAGGCATTGCGCAGGGGTGCGAGTACCCCACTGTCCTGCATGCGCTCCAGGGCGTTCTCAAGCTGCTTTAGGTTGGCCAGGGGCTGAGCCCCCGACTCCAGCTGAGTGATCAGCTGGGGATGCGCGATGATCTGCTCATCAGCCGTGGGGAGTACACCCTGAGGATCCATACCAGGGACGTTGATCTCACCATAAGCACGAGACTTCGCAGCCTGGTAGATGCTCTGACCCTTCTTACGTGTGGTAGTCAGAATCTTGTTCATCTGGCTGTCGGAGAGGCCGAAGCGCTCTCCGACGTGTTGGTAGACATCGTTCTCAATGGTGGTCCAGGTCTGCTGACGCTGAGCGGTAGTGGCACCGGCGTAGCGCTTGGTGTATTCAACCTTCTGCTCCGGAGACAGCGTGGAAGACTTGTTCAGCCATGCCCGTGCATACTCGACGGCACTGTCATCGTTGTGGTTGATGAGGCCCGGAACCCGATCAGTCAGAGACTGATAGACCCGCACAGGGTAGTTATAGCGAGCGTTCTGGAAGACGTGGACCACAGAAGTGTCACGCGTGTTGGCATACTTGCCAGCACCCTTTAGCTGAGCCAGGCGGTTGGTGACGGCCGAGGTCTTGGTAACTGCCTTCTGGGCCCCGAAGATCTGAGCCAGACGGTTTGCCGTCTGGTCGTTGGAGTCGATCTGAGCCTGCGCAGCGTTGACCTTAGTCTGGGCAACCTTCTTCAGCCAGTCCTCACGGTCAGCCTCAGTAGCGCTGGTCAGCGCGAAGTTCTGCTCCACCTCAAGTGGCATCAGAGCATTGGAGACCTGATTGGCCAGATCCTTGTTCTTCTGGGCCAAGTCGTCCAAGGCCTTAGCGGAGGACTGCGGGATGCCCGCGAGAACCTGACGAATCAGGTTCACCTCTTCGGGAGACTTGGCAGAGGTCATCAAGGCCGCTGTTGTGTAGCGGAAAGGGTTCGGCTTGTAGGGAGATCCCTTGACCATCGGGTGTTCCGCCAGTGCTGGAAAGTCGTAATGACCATCAGCCACAGCCTGATCGAATGCCTTACCACTAGCAGAGTTGATCTTGTCTAGCTTCCCTGCCACTGTGTCAGTGGACAAGATCGGAGCATCCTTGATGGCACGAACTACCCCAGCTGCCTTAGTGATGTGGTTGGACGGGTCTGCAAACCAGTCAATAGCCGCATCCTCACCACCAGAAGCCATCTGCATGCTTGCATGGAGGGGATTGTTCTTGTCGTTCAGATACTCATCGCGCTTCTGAACATTCAGCGGGTCAACCACCTGGTGACCCGGAGACCACTGAGGCTTGATAGGCCCAATAGGCTGCTGATCATTGGCAGCAAGGACAGTTGCCCGTCCTGGGCTGATGTGAGCAGACTGGTCCCAGGCCTGCGCCCAAACGGAACCCTGCGCCCACGACCAGTTAGGATGACCCTGTGAAGCCTGATACTCATTATGAGCAGAGTATAGGGCGACTGTGGTGTAAGGGCGCTTGATCAGATTAGTAAACAACCAGTTGGTTGCGTGAAATACGGGGGCTACAGTGTGCGTCTCAACATCATGCCAGATCTGGCCGATGTCCTGGAAAGGGTTGGTCAAAGACCAACCCTTGGACTTGTCAGGCTCCTTCTTAGCATCCTGCGCAGCGGTCTGCTCCTGAGCTGCTGTGATAGCAGCCAGGTTGTTCGCGTCCTGGATCTGCTGAGTGCCGATAGCAGTGGAGCTGCCAAGCGCACCAGACTGGCTGAGGTCACCAGAAGCGCCAAGGGCGCCACTAACTCCCTGAGCTGGAGACTGGAAGGTCTGGAGACTCACTGTTGCCTACCTCAGTCTGGAAGTGCGGGATGTTGGAGAAGAGATTTTCGGGGGTGTTTCGGAGCGTGTCCACTGCCACACCGATTGCCAGCTCAGGAAACTGAGCTGCATGAGGATCCTGCTGGATGTTGTCCAGTACATTGCCCATGAAGTTCATCGGTGTTGCCAGTGAAGCAGCCATTACGGAGCGCCCCTCAACAGGTTTACGAATAGCCGGGTCGATGGTGTGGCATCATTCATGTTGGCCATCATCTCGAACAGCGGGAGAGACTGGCTGATCTTCCCCATGTCCTGATCCGCGACCTGTGCGGGCTGCCCACCAAGGGCAGAGGGTCCGGGACCGGCCCCGACCGCAGCACCGGAAGTTACTGGCTCATCTGGGCGAGCCGTGGGAGAGGATAGCGGGATAACCTGGCCAGCAGCCGGGTTCGGCGGAAGGGAATTCGGGTCAAAGGGCTGCCCCTGTCCCTGCGGACTAGGCGAGGCAGAAAGCGAAGCACCCTGCTGAAGCGCCTGGAACTGAGAATTCTCACCATATTTGGCATTGGGGAGATCCCTTAGTGCCTGAGCAGGACCACCATCAGTGCGCTTACTCAGCGCTCCCGGCCCCGACACCCCTGCCGGACTCTGTGGTGGTGGCATTATACGCTCCTGAAGTTAGCATCTCGATCTCACGAGACGCCTGCTGCTGAAATTCCTGCTGCTGACGCTCGTACTTGAACTTGGTAAGCGAAGCATCCGTACAAGTATCGAAGAACTTGGCGAACGACCGGAAGAAGTCACCGATCAATTCGAAGAAGGCTCCGATGACTACCCACTTGCTTCCCTTTTTGTAAGCAACCACCAGTGTGTCCAGGTGGTCATCGAAGTCTTCATCTTCCATGTTTGATCCTTAGCTAGCTGCGCTGCGCTCAGCTCCCGGGTTACCCGGAGAAGAACCCTGACCAGGGTTGTATGTCCCGCCTACCGGTGTGGTACGGAAACCACGAATACCGCTGCCACTCCAGGACTGAGCTACGTCACCCTGATGCATACTGTGGCCCCCCAGGGCCGAGGTATCAACTAGCTCGGACCACGAAGACTCGATAGCACCAACATTCCCCGGGATGGTCCCGGACTCGAATGTGTGCTCGTCCACGTAGTGAACCGGCCCCATGTCGCCCTGCTTGGGAGGGGTTGGGGGAACCGCGTCGGAGAAGTCCGGACGGCTGAACTGACGTCCACCTGCACTCATAATCAACCAACCTTACTGTCGCAGCACGCAGTCTTAGTATGCGCGGGAGTCTTGCCCTTGGCTGGCACATGGATACCAACCTTGGTACGGGCCCCACACAGTTCACAACCGGCAGGGTTCTCAAAGATACGGAAAGAGCGAGTGAAACGCTCGTCGTTGATGTTGATGTCCTGAGACACCATGATGGTCTTTAGTCGATCTAGATCGGTCATGCTGGAATAGTCCTCTTCACGTTAGCCTGGAGATTTGGTGATCCACCGCCACCGGTGAGGCCGGACAGCATCTGCATAATGTCAGTCTGCTGAGGTGCCTGCGGCATCTGCCCTGGGGGCCCCGGAGAAGCCCCGGGAGGGGCTGGAGGACCACCCATACCAGGAGGACCCTGCGGTGGCTCCTGAGAGCCCTCTGGAGGCGTTGGAGGGGCAAAAGCTTCTAGGATCGCCTCGTGCAACGGCTTGCCAGACTCTCGACTCTTCATGACCTTAGCCAGCTTGGTGAGGGTGTCTGTCGGATCCATGCCCTGTGCTGCCATAGCCGGGACCGCCATAGCGGTCTGGGCCAGCATCTGCTTCAGAGCATCGGTCATTTCCTCGGTGTCAATCTGCTCCATTACCTGATCAACGTTGACGTCGAAAGGCAGCTGTCGCAGAGCGAAATCCCTGCTGATGAGCTTGTCACCACGCGCCTGCAATAGGAACACGAGAGCCCTGTTGGGGTCCATCCCGGCTGCCATACCGTAAGTAACGTCAACCTGGTAGACCCCGGCAATGTCGCGAGACGGTACGTAAGTTTCCTCGAACTGCTGTCCATTGACTTGGACACGGATGAACCTCCGCTTGTTGGGCCAGAACTTCTCATCCATCTCAAAAGCAGCGCCCATGGCGCGGCGGAGTGCATCACCTAGGATAAGCTGATACGTGCGAACCTTAGAGTCGATGGTTCCCATCAACTCTTCCATACCCCGTCCCGTGACGATGGACCCAGGCGACTTGCCCGTTGCACCCTCGGGGAAACGAGAACCAACGGTGATATCCTCGTTGAGGATCTGTCCCTGCTGCCAGGCAGCAGGCGGCATGTCGGCAATTGGGTAGTGGATCTTCTCACCGTTGTTGGTGCGGATGACCCGGTCAGGACCAAAGGGGATGTTCACTACATCGGAAGGGACGACCAGCGGAGAGTTGACGGCCTTCTTCGCAGCGCGCATACCCATCTGGGCAAACACCGCACGGGCAATCTGTAGCCAGATCACATCGTCGTAGGCGCCGCGATTCTCATCGTCGAACTTAGGCGTCTCAGCAACGAACACCGGGCAGCGCCCGAACTTGTTCTCAACCCGCAGGAGTTCCAGGTTGTCCCGGGAAGGGACAAACCACACCATGTCGGTGTCATCCATATAGTTGACGAGTTCAAGCCGCTGGTTACCACTATCCGCGTGGGTATCTGCTCGTAGCGCACTAGCAAGATGGGGGAACTTCGCACAGAGCGAATCCACGTCGGAGTCGTAGACCTTGAAGAAGTAGCGGGTGCGTGCATAGACATCTAGCTCGTAGTAGCAGCCCAGGGGATTCTCGAAGCGAAGCCGAGGACCCGCGTCAGCGTAGGCATCACCGAAGTGAGGCTCCACAATGATGGGCAAGAAGCTGTATGTGTTGAGCCAGTCTGATGCTTCCACCAGGTTGACCTTGATGCGGCTGTTCTCAAGGTAGTTGTGGGCGATCAGCGTTCGGCGCTGAGCGTACTTCTTCTGGCGGTCACTGACCATCACACCCGTAGTGCAGGAGACTGTCGGCATAACGCCGATCTGCTCAGAGCTATACCGAGCTGCAACATCGATGATGTTGCTCACGATGGGCTTGGGGAAGTCGTCGGCAAGAAGACCAGGGGCTACACGGTCCAGCTCAGAGGCGCGCACAGCACGCACCTCATTCATACGAAGGTCACGCGCATGGTGTCGCATGCGCGTTGCTGCTACCTTCTTTGCAATCTCCTGTACGTTAGCCATTCCAAGTCTCCAGATACTCAGCAGCACGCCGAAGCGTGCTTGGGTCCTCTAGAAGCTTCCCAATGGACACGTTGCAATCTCGGCAAAGAAGCTGACGCGGTGCGCCGGTGGTATGATTGTGATCAAGATCTGTTGCTTCTCGGATCAGACAGATAGCGCAGCTCCCGTTTTGCTCGAAGTACATGGCATCGTACTGCACTCGGTCTACGCCATACTTCTTAATACGTTCCCAGTCAGCCCGAGTAGGGGCACAATCCTCGCAGAAGATCCGGTTTCTTCCGGTGGGGAACGAGACGTTGCAGCTCTTGCAGACAGTGGGAGGCTCTAGGCCGCTGCGACGAATTCTCTGGGTCTCTAGGATACAGTGCTTGCAACCACGGGCGTTCTTTCGCTGTTCCGTAGGAATCCCTGGGTGCAGCTGATCACAGTGACTCATGCTTCCCACCATTTGGCAGGGTTAGAAATCGTGGGCTCAGGAAGATCCGGAACCGCTTGATTCATCCCGTGAGAGGCGGCCCACCAGTCAATATTTAGCACTACTTGCTCTTCTCGCTCACGCTCGGACAGCCACCCGGCATCCCAGTGCGATGACCCATCCTGGAAGTCGAGAAGCTCACGACAGCGGATCTCCGCAAACCACAACGCCATTACACAGTCTTGGACAGGTGCCTTGTTCATGGTTGGCGTGGGGTACCAGGCAACCAACTGTTCGACAAGGGCTTGGATTCCAGCATGGTTTCGTCGGCTCGGCAACTCGATGGAGTTGCGTCCCTGGTCCCAACCCTTGAACAGGTTCGCCATGGTAGCGACTCCCCATTGGGTGTCCCACTTATTTTTTCCAGTCGTGTGAGCGGACATGCGAACACCACGGGCAGCCATCCAGGTGCTCAGGTCCTCATCCTGGAGGATACTAGCCTGGTAGGCGTTGGACTCGATTCGCCATTCGTTGACTCCGTAACGTCGTGTCCATTCCTTCATGACCGCACTGATCTGTGCGGGAAGGGCTCCGTGTTGGTTCCATACATCTAGAACATATCTACGCCCTGTAGAAAGATCTGCTCCCACGACAACCATCGCAGTGTAGTTGGTCGCGGCCGGGTCGAGCCCGGCAACCACGTAAAGCCCAGCCATCCCTTCCGGACGGACACCGGGAAAGCCCGGGACGATAACACCAGGAAGTCGTCCGCCATTAGTGCACCCATCAATTTCCATCTGTGTGAAGGTAGTGGACTGACTGATCTGTGCCTGCATGTAGACGCGAGACCACGTTTCGGCGGACATCTGGTTGCGCTTCTCAGCAAGAGCTGGGCCGTGCCACATCGGGTACAGGCCATTCTCGTTGGGCTCAACCTTCTTCAGGCCCATCGGCTCCACGTTGGTCCAGGGCCACAGGGTCTTCCAATCCTTCGGATCCTCCGCCATCTCCAGGACGGCGGGCTGGGAGAGGTAGGTGTAGGGGGACTCCCCCGTGACATACCACTCAGGCTTGCGGATCTCGGAGTATAGATCTTGGGCAGCAAGGCGCGTGCCGACGATGATGAGCTTTCCCGTTCCCGGCTCAAGGCGGGAACCGATGATGGACTGGATCCATTCGATCTGCTTGGGAAACTCGTGAGCGTTGTCGAGGTCCGCACAGTCGTCAAGGATGATCAAGTCTGCACGGGCACCGTAGATCTTCTTACGAACACCCAAAGCCTGGACGGTCGGGTGACCCGACACGTTGCGCGGACGAATATCCGGGTTGACAAGGATCATGTCTGACTGCCACTTGGCGTTGCTACTGTTGTAGCCTTCCGGCGGGGCGAAGTCATCCTTGAGCTGCTTGTAGACAAGCATGTCCTTGTCGAGGCGGTTCTTGATGCCATCCAGGTTCTTCTTGGCACGGTCCGCAGAAGCGGACACCAGAAGCACACGGATGTTGGGGTCCTGCACGATACGCCACGTTACGTAGTTCTGGCAGAACATCTCACTCTTGGCATGGTGGGGCGGCGTGTTGATGAGGAGAAGGTTCTTGTGTCCGGGGATGTAAGTCTGGTTCGGGTGCAGCGATCGAGGGTCTCGACCCTCCAGAAGATCAAGCCACTGTAGGTGGTGCTCGAACAGACGGTTACCCATGTACACCTTCGAGAAGGTCTCGAAGTCAGGCACTTCGGAGAAGTGCTCCCCGGACTGCTTGGCGCGGATCTTCGATGCCGCGTCCCGAAACTGCTGGGCGTTCATCGCCCCAGCGTGTCCCTTGGACCCGCTACGCCAATACTCATAGGTCTTGATAGAGATATCAACAAAGTCACAGGCACGCTCCACAGACCAGCCAGCCGCGAGCTTTTCAAGCAGAATCCTCTGCTTGTCCGCAGTGGTCCATTCAATCTTTGGAGGCATGCATTTATCCTATGGGAGTCTCAGTGGACGTTTGGGGGAACCATTTAAGGAGGGGGCTCCTCTAACCCCGCCCCCTCCAGACGAACACCGGTCAGGTGTGAGTCCCTTGACTAGCGGCCCTTGGAGGCCGCTTCATCTACCTTCTTAAGGCCGCCTCAGGGCGGCCTCTATCATCTTCATAGCGGGGCTTCGGGGCCCCGCCTACTGTGAGGATCGAGCGGGTCTTACGACCCTTGGAGGAGTGTCGTATCTCGCTCGGCCCGCTCGATACTCTTATGGC